ACAGACAACTCTCCAGCCGTAGGTGTAATACCTGTTGGTATATCAGGTGCATCTAATCCATCTTGACCTACAAAGCCACCATTTCTTCTAGCCATTAGTCGTTGCCCCTATTAAGCATCATCCATTAATTCAAAACTTACTAAGTATGTTAAATCACTAGCTGCAGAAGCTGTTACTGCAAGTATGTCTGTTTCATCTAAGTAAAAGCCATTGTCCTTACCTACAACAATTAGTGTTGAATCAGCAGGTACAGATACTGTCTTAGCTATTGCAACATAGTTTGAACCATTGTCTATACTTACCTCTACTGTAATATCAGCAGCGTTACTACCATCAATGTTTGCAATGATTAGTGTATTTACTTTAGCAACTTTATCTGCAGCAACATCAATAATAGATGCTCTACTTGTTGTTACTGCACCAGCTACTGTAGTAGGTGTAATGCTTGATACATCAATTAGATTAATTACGGCCATTTATTTCTTCCTTTATCCGAATACGATTGCCATTGCTATGGCGAAACCTTTAGTAGCGGCACTACCTGCCATGTATGTTTTAACTGTTTCAACTGAGGTCATTCTCATTGTACCAGCATCATTAATTAGTATACCATCTCCATCAGCAAGTGCTGTAGTTCCTCTTGCTGTGCCACCATCTATTAGGTTTATTTCAGCAGCAGTAGTAGTTACTCCATCAAGTATGTTTAGTTCTGCTGCAGTAGATGTTACCCCATCTAGTATATTTAATTCTGCTGCTGTTGATGTTACACCATCAAGTATGTTAAGCTCTGCAGTAGTAGCCGTAACTCCATCTATTAAGTTAAGCTCTGTTGCTGTAGCAGTTACACCATCTAAAATATTTAACTCTGCTGTAGTAGCTGTAACTCCATCAAGAAGGTTTAACTCCTCTGGTGTAGAAGTAACTGCAGTATTACTTGCTGCAGCTAATACAGGAAGAGTGCCACTTTGGTTAGGTAGGTTAATAGTCCTATCAGCAGTAGGATCAACAATAGTAAGTGTAGTTTCATGTGCATCTGCTGTAGCACCCTCAAACACAATAGCATTAGCCGCTTCCATTGTAACAGTATCAACTGTAGTGGTTGTTCCTGCTACAGATAGATTACCTGTTATTGTAAAGTTACGTATGCCTGTATAATCTTTATTAGAATCAAGTATAACTGCTTTAGATGCTACTGCTGTACCTACTGCAGTTGAACCTATATCAAGTGCGTTGAGTTCTCCTACTACTGCAGTAATACCATCTAGTGCATTTAACTCTGCAGCAGTTGAAGTTACACCATCAAGAATATTTAGTTCAGCCGTAGTAGCTGTAACTCCATCAAGTAGGTTTATTTCTGTAGCTGTAGAGGTAACTGCTACATCCTCATTAACTTTAGGAGATGTTAGAGTTTTATTAGTAAGTGTATCTACAGACACACGAGATAATAGTGTTGAGTTAGCACCTGCTGGTAACATTAAAGTATTTGTAACACTTGCAGAGTGAGGCTGTCCAAAGACCTTTTGCCCATGACTATTACTTTCACAGTTAAATACTATAGCAGCTGAGTTAGTATTACCTCTTACAACAACTGTACCTGTTCCATTAGGGGCTAAATCAAGAGTAGCATTAGAGGTAGTAACAATATCAGCACCATTCATATCTAGGTTTCCACCTAGTTGTGGTGATGTGTCTTCTACTATGTTAGCTAAGTCTCCACTTGAACCAGTACCAGCAATAATAGCACTCCTAGTAATCTTTTTAAGTCCACCACCAGATGTATCAATAGCTAAAAAGACATCATCATTAGCAGCAGTTGATATTTCAGTTAAATCACCAACAACAGTAGGATTAAAGTTTGTACCATCTGCAATAAGTAAAGCACCTGCAGTATTAGTAGCCATTGTGAGATCATCACCACCAATAGTAAGATCACCTGCTAGTGTAGCATTAGCACCACTAAATGTTAAAGCTGTAGTTGTACCTGACTTAATAACCAAGTTACCAGAACTATTTGTAAGTGAGCCAAAAGTTGTACCAGCATCCTTTACGAATACATCTCCACCATCTGCATCTAGTATAATATCACCAGAGGAATCTACTGTAACATCTGTGCCATCATTAGTAATAGTATCAAGGGCAATACTACCTACATTAGTAATGTTAGCATCACCAAACGAAGTAGCAGCAAGTGTAGTAGCACCAGATACAGTTAAAGAAGCAAGTGTACTAGCACCTGAAACATCTAAGTCTGTACCTACATATAACTTTTTAGCTATACTTGCACCACCTTCAGTACGTAATGCACCTGTGTCTCCTGTTGCATCACTAGCATCCGTAGCATCTGTTACGTCAAGTATACCACTTAAAGTAAGTGCTTGAGAAGCATTAAATGTAGCAGCAGTAGAACCACCAGTAGCAATAGTAATTACATCTGAGCCACTAAAGGTAATACTTGTGTTTGCATCTGCATCACCAGAAATACTATCCAAAGAAATACTACCAGCATTAGTAAAGTTAGAGTCACTAAGATCAAACGTACCTGTAACATCTAAGTTACCACCCACAGATAGATTGCCTGATATATCAACAAGGCCATTAATATCTACAGTAGTAGCAGCAATTTGTATTTCTGTGTCTGCAACAATATCAAGCTGACCGTCAGCACTAGAGTTAATATAAATAGCAGTATCACGAAACTGTAACTTTTCTGTAGTAGCAATAAGTATGTCATCAGAGAACTCAAAGTAGTCCTCATCTTCCATCCACTTTAATACACCATCATTACTTTCACCATCAAAGGTAATTGTAATATCTGTACCTGATGTACCAGCACCAAATGTTAATCCATGTCCAGCTAACGTACTAATAGGTCCACCTTCACCTGTAGTACCGTCATGTGTGTGACCTGTACTAGCAGCAAAGGCAGCTAAAAGCTGATCAAATTCATTGTTAGTATTAGATGCTTGAATTATATCACCATCTGTATACGTAGATTGTCTTGTGTATGTCGCTCCCATTAGCGTCTAGCTCCTAATTGATATTCTAACTGAAAACCTTTAAGTGAGTACGGTGCAGTTTCTCCACCATCATCTACTTTTAATGCAACAGTAAATCCTGATCCTTCTACAGATTGTCTTAGTAAAGGCTGTGTACCACCACCATAAACAAACTGAGTAGTAGAGGAAACGGTACTATAAGTAGCAGTACCATATTGTGCAGCAATCTTAGATGTATCTAAAGCATATGCAGCAGGTCTTGGTGAATCAACGCTTTCATTATCATACCTTAAAAATAAATCTGCGTCAATAGCAGCTTCTGGTTTAAAGTTAAGAATAACTTTTTGCATATGTTTTCTTATACCAGAATCACCGAAACTTAAATCAGGACTTCTATATCTTCCAAAGATAACTGTATCATTAAAAGTATTGCCTTTTTCTTGTCTGTGTATAAAACCATCAAATGAACCATGTAGTACAGCTACATCTCCTGAATCAATAAAGGTATCAGTACAAGAAGGTCTTATACCAAGTATTTCAGAAAACTCATACTTATCCCCCCTCATGACACATACAATACCTCTTGTTAGATTGTCTGCAACTGTATCTTTTGTAAAAAATATTCTGTACTGTGTTTTATCAGGTATCACAACACTCTCAAAAAGAGAGGAGTCTCTTATGTTTTTATCAAATAAAGATTGTACATTTTTAGATATTGTACCAAGCTCAACGTCACCAATCCTTGAAGTACCAGCTACAGTTCTTAATCCATCAGGACCAAGAAAGATTAAGTCCCCTGCAAATTCTTGTATGGTGTCACCATTAATGCAGCCAATGTTTCTTGTTACAGGTTCAACTGCAAAGTTTGATAAAGATGATCCTGTAAGTTTAAATATCCTGTTTGCACAAAATATAAACAAATTACTACGAAAAACTTTTAGTCCAACAATAGTATCGTCTACTTTAATACTACCTGCACCATCACCTGATTGAAAACCATCTTCGTCAAAAGGCTCACTAAATATTATTTCTTGTGGTGTAGTAGATTTACCTGCATAAAACATATGGTTTCTATAAGCAGCTATAAACTTAGAGCCAGATACAGAACTTTCACTTACATCTGTAGCAGTTAAAGATGCATTAAATATAACAGGTGCATTAGCACCATCTACAAATATTATTTTATTGTTACCATCAAAGTTATATCTTTCAAAAGAATACTTAGATGCACTAGTTCTGCTTGAATCTATTTCTGTCCAACTAGAGGGAGACACTACAGTATTAAAAATATGAGTGGCAGCAGTAGTGCTAGATGTTGCCCTTGTTACACCTGTAAATGTAGTGCTTGAAATACCAGTATAGGTAAACAGTTCTGACTTAATTTGTACTGTACCACTAGAAGCAAACCCTGCAGTAGAGTCTACTGTAATTGTACCAGAGCCTGTCATACCAGTAGTAGAAGTTATTGTTAAAGTTAACTCAGTAGATGCAGCAGAAAATATTTTTTCACCCCTAGCTGCTAATACTTTATTTGCAAAGTTGGCAACCATTAAAACCTTCTCGCTAGAGCCAGAAGTTTGTGGAACTATAGGGTAAACAAATTTACGAAAGCCATTAACCCTCCTGTAACCACCCTCAAGGTCAGGCTCAAAGTTTTCTAAAACTAAAGCTTCACCAGGTTGCATAAGAAAAGTGGACCTGTTTAAAACTAGCCCACCTTCACAGTTAAATGCTGCTGGTTGTACTTGAGAACTATCTGGCATTAACTAACAACCCCAGAAGTAAAGTTCATAGATGAGCCTGGTCTAACTATCATAGGTGATCTTACATAATCAAACTTATTAATAAGTAAACTCTGCATATTTTTTATGCCTTGTTGAAATCTTTCAAAGTTTAATTGATATTGGTTTTGTTCACCACGGTACATATAAACATAAGCTGTAGCACCATCTACAATTACTGGACCAAATCTATCAGGCACAGTTGTAGTATCTCCATGTGCAGATAAATCTGATGGAAATGTAAAGTAATCAAATACTAATGTATATTGTTTATCTGGATAGGGGTAAAGAACATAGTTGTTATCTGGAGTACGTACAATTTGTCTTGGTACACCACCACCTTCAAATTGAGTTACTGTTACTCCACTTGCATATGCAGCAGCAGTAGTGCTATTAGCAGCTCTGGTACAACCTGTAAGAGTGTTTCCAGAAACTGCTGTGTAAGTTATCTCTTCACCACTTACATAAACTTTACCAGAAGCATCAAAGCCTGTAGTAGAGGTTAGGGTAAGGGTTGTTACGGAATCAGTATGAGTGCCATCTAATGTTGTTGTGGCTACATCATCTTCTTCATTAGCATAGTTATTGTCAATATACTCGTAGTAATTTAAACTGGCAAGATTATTACCTGTTACATTTAAACTTGAACTTTTTTTAATTCTAGCTGTACTATAATCTAAAGACTTTGTATCTGTTGGTACAGCATATCTAGCTACACCTGAAGTTAATGTAGAGCTATTAGAAGCATGATTAAAAGAATAACCAAATTCTCTTTGATTAATATATCTTATAGCATCATTAACTGCATTTTTACATTGTGTTTGTATACCCCTAGATGAAGTAAAATCACTAGAAGTAAGCACTACCTCATTCATTCTTGCTATAACATCATTAGTTAATGATAAAAAAGTAAGTGCCATTATGTTTCCTTTGGATAAGCTAAAGGGGCCACCGAAGCAGCCCCTAAAGTTATTTTAGATTAAGTCACGTTGAGCAACTGCGGCTTCAGTATGAGCAGCAGAAACATCAACAACTACACAGTAGACACGTAAGCGTCCAGTAGCTGCGGCAGCACCAGCGACTGTTACATCAATGGTATCTGCAGTGCCAACAAGAGCCAGTGATTCTGCAGCATATGTAGAAGCAGAGGCACTATTTACAAGATTGGCTTCACCGTTAGAACCTTTTACAAGGTACGTCCCAGCAGCAGCATCAAGTGCTGCACCGTCAATGATGTCATCACCACCACCAAAGTCAATATCACAAGTACAACTTGCAGTAAAAGACTTCATAATTTCAGCACCAGCAGCAATCACAATTGATTCAGAAGGTACTTCTAGTAGTTGAAAGACGTCACCGTTAGCAATAGTAGCACCAGCAGTAATCATAGAATCAATATCTAAGATTGCTTCAAGAGTGCGTACTGTGTGTCCTACTACAGTTGGAACAGCAAGAATGTCTGCACCAACACCAGCAGTAGAAGCGAGAGTCATATCAAAAGTAGCCATAAGTTATATCCTCCCTTACGCTGCGTTATAACGAGCAGTTACGATAGCTTCTGGACGAAGAATCTTCCTGCCGTAAAGATGCATACCACGAACAATGTCAGCAAAGCTGTCAGGGTCACGATATGTTTCGGTTTTATTGATCTGCTCTGCAGTAGCAATAGCAGAATCATGTCCAGCAACAATAACACCAAGATTAGTTAATTGGTTAGCTGTACCAGATGTACCTGGACCAGTACCTAAAGCAGGTAGATTGGACGAAGAATACACACGGAAGCCGTGGAAGTTATTGATGTTTAGACCGTTACGTAGTCCACCAGACTCACCGAAATCTGCATTCATGAAGCGTGAATCTTCATCAGCTAGGATTTCCATAAATACTGGATCAACTACCAGCCAGCGACCTTGTGAGTCTACTTGCTGTTGGTCCAACAAACGCTTCATGCGTGAAATAATCATCGCAGGGGAAACAGTTGCTGTTGGTAGTGATGTAGCTCCTGGCATACGAGCAGTTACTGGAATCGAATGAGTACCAGCAGATGCTGTTGTAATGTTGCCAAAGTCACCTTTATGAAGCTGCATAGAAGAAAGCAGTTCATTAGAACCTGCAGTAGTTACAGATTTAGTACCATTAACAGTTGTGTTAAGAGCACTTGCCTGACTATGCAAAGAACTTTGTGCGTAACCAGATAAGTAGCCAAGAACTTCTTGGTCATACTGGTCAGCTAGGCGATAAGCTGCACGATTGGTAGCTAAGTCCATGAAATTAATGTGAGAATGTGCCTCCTCAATATCATCCATTTTAAAAGCAAAGTAGTTCGCTTTGTCTACGGTGAGTGAGAAATCCTCATCTTCAAGGTCTTGTGCTGTAACCTGCGTACCCCTTGCGTACTGCGACACAGAAATTTCAGGTTCTTTGATAATTTTGACGGTATCGCCCTGTGAGGCAATCTCTCCAAAATAATCTGAGTTGGTAATATCCCCTACTACGGTAGACTTACGGAAAGCAAGTTGTACCTTTTTGGAGTAGATTACGGGACTAAAATTACCGTTTGGTAAATTCCCATAACCCGTTGCGGTTGTGAAAGCCATTATAAAATCCTCCTGATAATTGGCTTTGTGACAAAGCTAACACTCAAAAAAGGCTGTACATTTTCTAGGGTGCAAGTGTTTATCTATTCAATGATCAATCAAATATAATAAACAGATGGGCCTGTACTTGAACAGGTAGTTCTTAATAGTTTAGACTTTTGGAAATGTGAGAGTGTACAAAAGGTAGTCTTACGAGGCTTTTGTATTACACCCTAGTTATACTGTTGTTTTTTTGTTTGTCAACAGCTATCTGGCATTACCAGACATATCGTAGATAAATTTACCAGAACGCATTGCCTTAGTAATTTCATCTGATTTTTCTTCAAACTCTCTGGCAGACATTTTAGATACCTGAGACTCTGATATTGAATCACTTATACCTTCTGCATCTACTTGTGTCTTACTACGTTTAGTAACAGTAGAGGCTGCTGCTTTAGTTTTAATTTTTTTAGCTGTAGTAGTTAAACCTTTATCTACTTTATAAAGATCAATAACACGTACTACAGAGGCTGGATCATCTGAGTTTTCATACAGTGCATCTCGAATCCACTTAGGTTGTTCATCTGCCCAACTATGAAACTCATCTGCTTCTCGTAGTTCATCAAAGTCTGAGTGAGTTTCTTTAATTTTATTTTCAGCTTTAGCTCGTGTAACTTCTGTTTGTGCATCGTCTAGTTCTTGTAGACGTATATCTGCTTTAGCAAACATCTCTTGAGCTTTTTTAGCTGCAATAGTTTCTACAATACCTGCTACGTCTGGGTGTTCTTTTGCCCATTCATCTATGTCTTCATCTGACTTAGGTGGTGCAATCCCTTCTTTAGCAGACTTTTTTTGAAGAGTTTCTAATTTCTCTTCCCATTCTTTTTCTTTCTTTTGAATGTGACGCCTTAGATCACCGTATCGTTTTTTAAACGATTTTTCTTCTCCAGATAACGTCTTCTCTTCATCTTCTGAATTGGCCTCTGTTTCTTCAGTGGCTTCTTCTTGCTGCTC